TATCGCCGAACCGTATTCGGCAAAGATCGATCTCGGTGCAGCGAGCCGGATTGTTGGAATCAGCAGACTCAAGGGTAACTTCTACGCCGACCTGCCGACGAATCTGTATTGCAAAACAACGGCGGGATACGGAGTCGGGGTATCGACACTAGCGGTTGATACGGACCTGACAGACCCAGGAAACATCGCTCAATGGATAGCAGGCAGAACCTTGGTCATTGCCAATGTCAACAGAGGCGAGTCCGTACATCGTGTTGGCAGTAACCCGAGAACCATTGCATCGGTTGCAGGCGAGTACCACAACGGCACAGACCCCATACCAGCGTGGGCGGCAGAAACCGTCACTGACATTGATGACATCATTCGGCCAACAACAAGTACCGGATACCTCTACAAGTGCATTGCCAGAGAGGGGGATAATGAAACAGGAACAGAAGAGCCTACCGATTGGCCAACTACTGTAGGGTTGACCCAGGTTGATGGCGACATAACCTGGGAGTGCATCGCCATCACTAAGGCGATTACGCTGAACAGTGGCTTGGCAACCGCAATCATCGAAGGTGCGATCATCAATTTGACCCAGCTAAATGTCGAGATTCTAACAAGCTGCGCCAACGACAGCTCACTAGCTGTTTTGGATAATTGCTCAAATTGGAACTTTCGGGCAGCTTTACGAAACACAACGAATCGCGGCGGGTACGGGTTTTACTTAGGAAGCAATAATGCCATCTACGGCCCAATTTCGTGTTTGAGATATGGTATCCGTGTTTATAGCTCTACAGTGGATGGCACGATAAGTGGATGCTGGGCTGGCTGTGGGAGGTATGGTTCGGCTGCGATTGGCAGCATGATTTCGGGTTGCACATTTGGAGTGTACGAAGTTGATGGTTTTGTAACTAGCATAATTACCGGGTGTGGTCAGGCAATCAATACCGCGTGCGGCGTCCTTATGGGTCTTTACGTGGGCAACGAGGTTGGCATAAACTTGGGAACAAGACAATGCATAATCGGAGCAGAGATCAGAGGAAACACCAAAGGCATAAACTCAGCGACACATCTGGTGCTGACTGACTCGTGTGTTCTCAAAGATAACACTAAATACGATATTAATTCTTGTTATACGGTTGATGGGACAGGAGCTTCGCTGCAATCGCGTAATCAGGTGGTGGGTTACTCGCTCGGAACACCGGCATACGTCTCTCCTCACGTCATTATCCGTGACCCTAGAAATCCAGCAGGAGCGATTCTTCGCGGAAGAATTATGGCCTGGGTCAACGGCGGCTACACCAAGAGCGTCGAATCAGCAGATTTCCCAGTAGGCATGACCCCGACCCCAGTGAGTATGGATTATGCTCACCTATCTACTTGTGAATTCGCAGGCGCGTTGAATTGGGTAACGGTACCAGTTTTCGCTAGAGCTAACGTACAACTAAAAATAACTGTTTATGTTTATATACCTGCCGCATTGCCTAGTGATTTCGATATACCTCCTACCATTGAATTGCTCGATCCGGGTAAGGAGTATAGCGATCCTGCCGCTGTTTTAGATTCAGACGTTGTTGTAGAAGGTTCTGATGTAGATGGCTGGTATACATTACAAGTTTCATATACTCCTACTTACGACGGACAGTTTACGTTTAGGGTGAAGGCTCAGGAGGCCGGTGATGCTTTTTATTGGTTCCCAGTGTATGAAGGTGCTTCGGTTCCTACATTGCCTGATATAGCGGATGTAAGAGACGGTGAGAGTTATGGATATCCAGAAACACCTTTAGAAGGGACATTGGATTTACCAATTGAAGCGAATGTTAAAAAAGATATAAAGTTTGATAATGAAACAAAAACAGGCGTTTATGATCCAATAACTGGTAATTTTACAGATCCAGGTAAAGAAAATGTTTTAATTTCTAACAATTATATATTTGATGGAGTTGAGCAGGTAGCAGAATTTGATGAAGCAGCACGTAATACTGACCCAGGCAACACTAATGTAAGATTTGATGTAGTTTATAAAACTTTAAATGAGGATAAAGTTGGTGCAGTAATTATTCCGAATGAGGAAGACGTAAGAGAAGGAGTTAGTGTTGATTTTTCTGGTGTCGGTATATTGGATTTACCGGCTGAATCCGACGTTAAAAAAGATATAAAGTTTGATAATGAAACAAAAACAGGCGTTTATGATCCAATAACTGGTAATTTTACAGATCCAGGTAAAGAAAATGTTTTAATTTTTAACAATTATATATTTGATGGAGTTGAGCAGGTAGCAGAATTTGATGAAGCAGCACGTAATACTGACCCAGGTGAAGTTAATGTGAGAGCTGATGTAGAATATAAAATTTTAAATGAAACTAAAACTGGTACTCTTGAAGTCGGCACTGGCACGATAATCGTTTCTGCTGTTAATAAAGGAATGCAGACTTAAATGACTGAGATAACTAAAAATAGCGAAGTTAATTTTTTCGTGCAGATGATTAATTCGTCTGGCGCTAGTTTATCTGATTTGGATTTAACTGTGCAAATAGTTAAGTCGAATCAGTCGGCGTATGCTGATATTGCTGGAGATTGGGTTGAAGTAGGTAACGGCACATATCGTGTTTCTCTAAATAGCGTAGATACAGATACACTAGGCCCTAGCATGGTTAAGATTACTGCCGATGGCGCAGTAGATCAGTTTGTGCCTATTGAGGTCATAAAATACAGAGAAGAAATTACAGCAACTGGCGCTGATGTTGAATCTGTTTTAACAAAGGTGCAGTTACTTGTCGATAATCAACTGCCTGATGACGAAGAATTAGCTCCTCCTACGCCTGAATCTGTTTTAGATAGGTTAAAAGAGATAATCAATGGGCCTAAATCTGTTGATAGCGACGGCGTTAAAGTTGAGAATCATAGTATAAAAGATATTTTAGACGCCGAAAAAGTGCTGAGCGATAAAACTAAAAAGATTAAATTTTATTCAGTTAAGAGTAATTATTAAACGAGTAAGTTATGCACGAAAATAAAACAGCAGCGCCAAATATAGTCGTAAAAGATAAATCGTTTAAACAGCACGATGCTAAATTCGATGCGCTTGGGCCTAATAGTAGTTTACAGTCGCACTGGCTAAATGCTGATGCTTTAAATCCAATTGAAATGGCTGCTCCTGCCATACGAAAAAAGGCTAGAGAGCGCTGCCGTCTTGAATTTAATAATAGTCCATATTGTTCAGGTATTGTGACTACCTTGGCGGCTGACACAATTTCTACTGGCCCTGTTTTACAGTTGTCGAGTGGAGATGATAATTTAGATAATAAGGTTGAAAAAGATTTTGATGCTTGGTCACGTAAAATAAATCTGCCGGCCAAACTACGTTTGATGCGGCAGGCTAAATGTGTGGATGGGGAAATATTCGGAATTATTGTAGCTGATAAACGCGATACCAGTGCATCAATCGATCTCATGCTTGTAGAGACTGAAAATGTTTGCAGTCCATTAGTGCAGTTATATGACTTATATGATGGTATTGACGTTGATGACTACGGTCGACCTACGAGTTATAATATAAAAATATCTGGCGATGTATTTAATAAGGCAGATTATAAAATAGTGCCTGCTCATCAAGTATTGCATTATGCAAATATTATAAGGCCTGGGCAAGTTCGAGGTCTGCCTGAATTTTTACCGGCGTTAAATTTATTCGCCTGTTTACGCAGATATACTAAGGCTGTTTTAACTACTGCAGAAAAAGCTGCAAATATTACTTATACAATAGAAGCGAATAATACCGAAGATCCGTTTGATCTATCAAATATGCCGGGCGCTTCTGATGGTAATTTAGAGTTCGAGTTGAGCCAGGATCCTAATATGGCTGCGGTAGTACCTCAAGGTTGGTCGTTAAAAGGATTAAAACCTGAACAACCTACTTCAACGCATTCTGACTTCGTAAAAACAATAGTTGCCGAGTTAGCGCGATGCCTAAATGTTCCTTATAATGTCGCAGCTTTAGACAATAGTGGTCACAGTTGGGCTACTTCAAGAGCAGATGTTGAGGCATATTATCGCAGCGTTGAGTGCGAGCGTAATTTATTGGAATCGGCCGCTTTAAATAAACTGTTTGCTTCTTGGCTGTCTTTTTATGTTATAGAGAATAACTTAAGGAATTATAATCCATCGGTGTCCTTCAATTATCCCGGCCGTGTTCATCTTGATCCGCAAAAAGAAGCACGCGCGGCCGAAGTTTTATTATCGATTAATGCTATTACGCTGTCAGAATTATATTCTAAGCGCGGCAAAGATTGGCAAATTGAGCTACAACAGCGAGCAAAAGAAAAAGAATTGATGCATAAATTGGGTTTAACCGAGCAAGATTTAAAAGTAGATGACCTTGACGACAAAATAGATGACAAGTTGGATGAGTTGGAATAAGTTTGTACGTTTTTAAAAAAATCTTTCAAAAATGAAAAGATTTCTCTTGACAAATCGATCGAAGTATGGTATAATGCGCAAAGCTAAAAAGGAGTTATAACTAATATGGAAAATAAAATTTTTACTGCCAGTATTTTAGATATAGAGATCGCCGAGGTTAAAGATGGTGAAAAACCGACATTTAAAATGCTGGGCTATTCAGGCGGTATATATAACGACCGCGACCTCATTCTTGACGTATCTAAAATGAAGATTCGTAAAAATTTGCCCATTTTACTGGCGCATGACCATGAAAAGATAGTTGGCATGGCCACTAAAATAGATAAAACTTCGGAAGGCGAGATTATCATTGATGGTATTTTTACTGGTGATACATCCGATAAGTCGTCTCCGGCTGGTCAAGTAGTGTCACATGCGAAAAATGGATTTAAATGGTCGGCGTCGATAAGCTGGTTAATGCGTGAAGCCGAGTATATAGATGAAAAAGTGACTAGAATTGTAAATGGGCGCGAAATTAAAGGGCCTGTTTATGTTAGCGGTAAAACGGAATTATTAGAATGTTCGTTTGTAAGCGTGGCTGCCGACAATAAAACTGCGGGCAATCAATTTATTAATGCTGAAATTAAAAAGGAATTAAAAATGGAAAAAGAAATTGAGAAGACTGAAACTGTGAGTGCAAGTGTTGTCGAGACTATTGAACCTGCTATCGATAATGATATCAAGGAGCAGAAGGCTCGGACGGCGGCTGAGCTCCGTCGTCAGGCAAATATTATGAAGGCTGCCGGCGACCATAAGAATATTGCCGCCGATGCAATTGAGCAGGGCTGGACGATTGATAAGGTGGAGCTGGAAGTTATGAAGGCGTCTCTGCCTAGTATTTCTGTTAAGAGCTCTGCTCCGGCTGTCGAGTCCGATAAGGTGCTGGTTGCCGCGATGCTGAAGACCGCTGGCGCCGACATGAATAAATTGGCAAAAGATCGTCAGTTCGGCGAGCAGGTCGTCGATCGTGCTGACAGCCTCGGCACCATGACTCTGCACGGTTTGATGGCTTATTGTTTGGCGTCTATTGGCGAAGATGCGCCACGCGACGGCAAAGCGCTGCTGGCCAAGTGCGTGCAGCACCAGGCCTCGTTTAGTTCGACGCAGCTGCCGGGTATTCTCGGCGCAGTAGCTAATAAGTTGATGATTGATGCTTTTATGAGCGTTAACACGACTTATAATATTCTCGCTCAGCAGGCCGATTTTAACAACTTCTACACGCGTAATATGTACCGGCTGGATAATAGCGGCACCTTCCAAAAGGTCGAATCTGATGGCGAATTAAAGCATGGCGTGCTGGTGCAGGATGCTTATACTAATAAGCTTGAAACTTACGGGCAGATTATTGGTCTGACTCGACAGCAGTTGATCAACGACGAGTTGGATGCGTTTTCGCAGCTGGTTCGTATGCTTGGGCGCAAATCGGCTGTGGCCGTTGAGCGCGCGTTGTACGGTGAAGTTTGCGAGGCTGGCGACACCTTCTATACTGATGGTCGCGGAAACCGCCTTACGACCTGTGCGTTGAGTATCGAAGGTCTCGCTCGCGCTGAGGCTGCATTGGCCGCCCAGGTCGACCAGGCCGGCGATCCTATTTATGCTACTCCTAAATATCTGGTTGTGCCGCCGGCTTTGAAGTCGCTTGCGGATCAGATTTATACCTCGACTAACGTGGTTGTGACTGATCTTGGCGGTACTGCTGCTAAGCGAACGACTGGCGTGTCGAATCCATATGTTGGGCGTTTCGAGGTTGTGACTAGTCCTTATCTGGCACTGGCAACGGTTAACGGCTCTAGCTCTACGACTTGGTACTTGGTTGCCGATCCTATGAGCGTTCCGGCGTTCCAGGTTGCCTATCTTAACGGTAATCGCACTCCGGTTATTGAGACTGCCGATACCGAGTTCAATACGCTTGGTATGCAGACCCGCGCGTACTTCGATTTTGGTTGCGCCCAGGTCGATTATCGCGGCGCCGTGAAATGCACTGCCTAAACAATATTGTTCTGTCAACCGCCGCTATATGTAAAAATGTAGCGGCGGTTGACGGGCTTCTATATAAGAGGATAAAATGCAAGCTATTAAAGTAAATGACGGAAAATCTTTTCAATACGATAATGATGGCGGGGCAATCGCTGCTGGTGATGTTGTAGCCGTAGGCCCTATAGCCGGTATTGCTATGCAGAATATAGCTGCCGCGAGTACTGGCGAAGTGGCTATGCGCGGTATTTTTGATATAGTTAAAGAGGCTGCTGTTGAAGTTAGCACTGGAGCGATTGTTTATTGGCACGCGGCTGGCCATGCTAACGTTACCGAGATGGGTAGCGCCTGTATCGCCGGACTAGCTGTTAAGGACGCTGCTGGCGCCGATGCTACTGTTCGAGTTATACTTGTGTCGTTGTAATTAGGAGTTTATTATGGACGCAATTAAAGTAAATGATGGTTCGG